GTGTCACCCATACCAGTGATGTCGCCTTGCCAGTCGGTGTTAGCGATTTCGCCGAACACGGTGGCTGCGTAGAACTTCTGAGCCAGCTTGCCAGACCAGAGAGCTGGAATGAACGAGCCAGAGTAGGCGGTGCCGGAATAGGCTACCTGACCACCGGGGGTGTTAAAACCACCGGAGTTAATGGGATACGCTGCTGCTGCGGTTACTGTAGACATGGAAATACTCCTGCTGTTAAAAAACGGTTTGGTTTACCGCCATGCCCACAGATGCTGCTTGTTAGCGTATGCGTCCTTCTTGGGTGGCGGCGTGGATATCTTTTTCAATCTGCACCGCTTCTGCCTCGTCGATGTACCCACGACGCCATTCAGAGTAAAACGAATCAATATCCTGTTGGGTATAGATGCGCTTGTCCACGTTTGGATTCGTAGGAGCTGGCGACGTACGCGAGCGGGTCGGTGCTACTTGACGCTGAAGATCGGCACGGTTGCTCGACTGAGCTGGTGGCGTGACAGATTTCTTGTACTGGTTAAAGATCGTGGCGGTACGGGCTGCGTCCAGTGCTTCGTACGCGTTTGTGAGCGCGTATTGGCGGGGCATACCGTAAACGGGGTCCACTTCCGCTAACCAATTCAAGAAACCTTGGTCCACATTCAGGGCTTGCCAATCTGGTACTGCTGACGTCAGGGCACTTTCATAGCGGTCTTTATCAGACACTACTTGGCGCTCAGACACATTACCTAGCTTGCCCTTCAGTTCGGCGATCTCTGCGGTTAACCTTGCTTCAAGCTGACGGCTGCCCGCTAGCTTCGCTTCGGTTGCACGCTCGATCAAGTCGATCAAGTCGGAGCCAAATGCTTCTTTGTCTTGTTCAGTGATCAGAGACGGACTCGAGGCCGGAACAGGTTGGGCTGGAGTTGCTTTAGCTGTAGCGAGGTCTGTGGTCAGTTGGCCAATCTGGCTGTTCATCTCACGGACTTGCGCGTACAGGCGCGGCACCTCTGCGTCAAACTTACCTTTCAGAGTGTGGTATTTTTGTTCCCACGTCTCTTCAGATACCGCTGGCTTCGGTTCTGGCTCTGGCGAAACATCCTGCGGTTGTGGCTCAGGGGCGGGTTGAGGATTTACGATTGGTTCACCAGTATCCGGGTTAACAGGCTGGGTTCCGTTTAGCTGCGCGACAAGCGCGTCAGCATCTTCAACTTGCTGTTGAACAGCACGAGGCAATGACATTTCTATCTCCTTCGCTCCGACTACGCTGGAGGGCTCCAGTTACGGTGTGCCCACTCACGCTTACGGTCAGCTACTACGGTTAAATTTTGACTCCGAGCTTCGACTTTACGGTTTGCTCATTGTCTACGGGTTTTAGCCAACAAAGTACTACCTTCATCGACAAGGTCAAGGAGGTCCTTCACCTGCAACGCCCGGCCTTGCAGCCGGAGCATTTCATCTTTATCTCTTGCCTCACACAGGCGCATTAGCGTGTCTGCGTGTTGCTTTTGCAAGAATTCTACCAGTGGTTGAAACTCTTGCGCTTTCAGTAGTGTAAGGCAACGAGCTACACGCTCGTCAACTCGCACCATTTTTATTTACACAAGCCGTCAGTCTTTGCAGACTCTTGGGCCACTTCTTTGCCACCGCGCTTCAGGGTACCGAAGATACCGCCGTCGCTGCCGCCGTTGCCTTGAGAGGCTGGGCCTTTGGACATGCCATCAGTTTTGGCAGATTCTTGAGCGTACTCTTTCGAGCGTGACTCGTTTGGGTTGATTGCTTGCATGGGATTTCTCCGTTAGGTTGATGCGATTATGTACAACATTTTACTGTTGTCAAGAGCCAATCCCGCTTGTGGGTGCGAAATTGTTGGTTACGGGTGCGCCGTTTTGAAGAACCGCACCGGGGTTAGCTGCCGGAGGCGTACCGCCTGCCTGCGCTTGGCCATTCTGTTGCTCCATAGCCAGCTGCTGCTGTTGGGCAAGCTGCTGTTGCTGAGCCATGCGTGCCTTGATGATCTCCACTGGGGGCACGATGTTGTCTGGGTTGAGGTCGAGCGTCTTGGCCGACTGGCGCAACAACTCTGCGATGCCTTCGACACCGACGATCTGCTGAGTGAGCGGGTTGGACAACGCGATCTGCAAGAACTGAGCTTGGCGCATCTGAGCTTGCTCCTTGACCAGCAACGACACAGCGCCGCGTGCAACGATGTTGACGTCGCCCTTCAAGTCTGGGTCATCGCCGTAGCGCATGTTGTAATAATACAACCGTTCGATGGCAAGACGGATCACATTCTCGTCAATCGCCGCGATCACCTGCTTGATGGCCTTGCCAGCGTTAGACATGAGCATGCTCATACCTGAAGCCGTACGACCTGCGCCACCCGTAGGACTGTCGCCAGTCATGTAACGTGGGATGCCTGTGTATTCATCAGCCATCGTCGAGAACTTCTCGTACACGGCCATGAGCTCAGCGGACAGCGAGCTAGGCTGGAAGAACTGCATAGGAGGTGCGCTGCCTGCCAATGGGTCTGATGTGACTTGCCACACCTTCCATGGGTAGAGCTGAGTGATGTTCTCGCCTTGGGGTAAGCGGTCAATGTTGTAGACCACCTGAGGACCCGAGGCAATGGACATGTTGTTTACAAGCGCACGAGCAGCAGCATTACAGACATCTTGCGCGTCTCGGCACAGATCAGCGACCGAATTGCCCCAATAAGCGCCCGGAACTTCTTCATAGGATGCCTTGTAGTATGGTTTGCGACCCAGTGGATCAGGGTTGATGACGGCCTTGATGACCCAGTGGCCCACGACCCATGCCTCGATAGGGTAGTCCATTAAGGGATCAGGCACTTCTTCTTCAGACATACCCCAGTCACGGAGTAACTGACCTTGCACACTGCCCCAGTACTGGAGAGCGTCAATCAACTGCGATGGGTTCTGTTGCACACCCATGGTCGACTTGCCCTCAGCCGAAGCCTTGTTCATGTCAACATAAATCCAGTCACGCAGGCCGCCCTTGCCGTACTCTTCGAGCACCATGCGGATCGCGCCATCGCTGTAACCCTCAACGCCGATCAGGGCTTGCAAGTCAGAGCGTGCGAGCTTGTGGCGCTCAATCAATGAGCCGTCGTCTACGTTAGACGCATCAGCTGCGGGGTAAATGTTGAATGGGTCAACGCGTTCCCACTCGAGGCACAACTCGTCTTGCACATCAAGTGTGTATTGACCGTTCTGTGCTGGAACCCATTTCATCTTAGGGCGCTTGCGCACCACTGGGCCCTTGATAAAGGCAGATGGGAATGTGGTGATGTCGTCAAGAAAATCGCTGAACGCTTTTGCCCAGTTGCCCTCTTGGAGCTGGTCAGTCATCTTGACTTCCATGCGCTCGGCGGTGCGAGCGGCTACGTCTTTGACGTGAGACATAGCCATGTCTTTCATCTCAAGCAATCGCTCACGAACCTGCTGGTCCGTAGGAGGTGTACCAGCTGCGTACAACTGCATCACTTCCTGCTGCGCCTGCTGCATGATCTGCTCAACTTGATTAGGTGGCAGGTCAGGAATCGCACCGGGTTTAATTGTCCAAGGCTTCTCGTCAGACGAGGTAACCAGCGTGTCGCGCAACCAGCTCGATGCAGCACGGCATTTGTTCGACGTCAACATCATGTAGATAGTCGTACTGCCCTGCTCCCGAAGCTGAGCAAGCTTATCGGGGTCGTACTCTCCGCGACGTGCGCGAACAGATTTCAGCATCTTGATCTCAGAGGTCATCTGCTTTGCCATCATTGAGCTCATCCACGTCTTGCGGATAAACCCAGCTAGCGCTTGTACAACAGGTTGTGAGTTCTGCTGCTGCGCGGCTGCTCGCTGCTCTTCTTGCAGCGCCTTCAGAGATTTGATCGTGACCATACCACCCGTGGTAACAGTACCCGGGGCGTTTGAATTGGTAATGTTCAAGCCAAGTTGCATATGTGCGTCACTTTGTGCGAATGGGATGTACTATGGCATAGTTTCAGCATCAGGTCCACACGTAGTTGGATTTCTGCACTGTCACCGCCTTACGGGCCCAAGCATCGCCTGTGACGTTTCCATCAGCGTGCAGACACGCGTACTGATGGGCATCTGCAATGTGGGAGTGTGAGTTTTTCTCGGGTTTGTCATCCGTCTCACCGTTCTGCCGGATTTTATACCTATATCCGCCGCGAAGTGCAGCAATTAAATGCGTGCAGCATGGATCGATCAAATGACCGGGTTTACCGTCGACTGTGCGCGTGAGCATTTTGTCCACCGCGTTCACCCGTGCCACCACGCTGTTTGTCTTGGCTGGGATGACCCGAAAGCCTTCCTGCTTCAAGATATCGAACACCGAGCGCTCGTCAGTCTGGGCCCGCTGCTGCCCGGCAGGGTCACCAATAATCAGCACGTTCATGCCCGGGAATCGGTTTACCAGCAACGGTTTGAGCTTCTCACGGCAGAACCGCAGGGTACCCATACCATCAGAGGGCAGTGCTGCGAAGGTGAGGAGTCGTCCTTGGGCGTCGACTTGGTTAATGGTGCATGCAGGTGTGAGACCGAAGTCCATCCCGATGATGAGGGGGTGGGTCTGGAGCTTGATGTGGTTGAGGGTCTGCTTGGCAACGTGTGTATCTCGATCAAAAGCTCGGAATACAGGCTGTCCCGAGAGCGATCGCCCGAATTTGCCGTGCACGTAGACATCGATCCAGTCCTCCGATTTGCCTTCACACAAGTTCTCATAGTACCCGTCTGGCAAGTACTGCACCCAGTCTGCTTCTGTGGCCAGACCGCTAGGCTGGATGGTGACGTGCATGTTGTCAGGCGGATCGTTGAGCAGCGTCTCCCAGAACGTATCAGCGTCCGGCGGGTTGGTAGCGCCCCACACTTTGTGAATCTGCTTGCCGTTGTCGTCACAAGCACCCACACCGTTCATCGTCTTATCAGGGTAACGGCCAAGACGGCCTGTAAGAGCGTTGTAAATATCAGGGTTGATCTCACGAAATTCATCCATGACGCCGAAGGTAAGTTGAAGAGACAACAGACGGCGAGCATCATTTGCATCGTCCAGACCACGGAAAAGCACTTCGCACTCAACGTCGTCGAACTTGAGCAGGAACTTCGAGTTGGTTTTTTCAAGGACAACGGCTTCTCCATCTGGGTACCACTTCAAGAAGTCTGGGATGGTCGTGTCCCACAACATCTGACGGGTGTTACGAATAACAGCAGCGCGTGAACGACGGATGCCGTCCGGACTGGCCTTGATGCGTGCAGCCTCATAGCCAATCTTAATCAGCGACGCGGTCGTCTTGGTTGAACCCACTGGCCCCACGATGAAGTTCGCAAACTTGTCCGACGTGAGGAATGGGACCACCGACAGGGGTGGTGTGTAGACTAGGTTAGCCAAGGATGAATTCCTTCGGTTGGGGCGCTGTGCCGTTCATGATTCGACGAGCGTACTCAGCCAGCAATTCTTGGGATATGGCCTGAATAGCGTAAGCTTCCTGCTCGTCGCCGGGGTTGGTCTCGCCCATCTTCTCGGCGTAGTACTGCCATACGTGCACAGCCTCATGCACTAGCATCCCCGCGACTTCGACCGAATTGAGTTCAGTCTGAGCAGCAACGCTAAGTGCTACAACGCTACATGTTTCATTAGTACGCTCATGCCGGAAAGAGAACGCTGTGGCCCCCGTCTCAGGAAAGGCGAGGTACTCTTTACATATTCCCCTGTACGCCTCGGCTAGCTCATCCGCGTTCAGGCACAGCGCCAAGTATGACCCCGGTTTGGCCACTCGACGGTCCAGCCAGTTAATTTTTGGTTTCTTAGCCATCTATGGTGATCGGGGCAGGCCCGCCTGTCTGTGGGATGTTGATCGTGATACTGAACTTGGGAGCTGAGACCGCACTGGCAGCCTCTAACTTTTTATCGGGCTTCAAGCCCGCCACGTCCACCAGACTGTTAAACACACTGAGCTTTTGCATGATCGAGCTGTCGTTGCTGACTGCTTGCTTGAACATCTGGCTCATCATCTCCTCGGCCATCAGTCCAGCCTTGAGCCGAAACGTCATGCCATTACGCTCAAACTCAGCGCGCTGCTGTTGCACGGCTTGGATGAATGGTGGCCATTGTTGTAAGCGCTCCCACTTCTCACCAGTGAAACCAAAGCGAGCTGCTACGTCGGTCGGATTCTCCAGCCCCGCAGCGCACTCCCACACCAACTGGGGCGGGATGTCTAGGGTGACATGAGGTTCACTAGCTTGAGGTGAGAGCGCGAACTCGGTGAAGTCCGCGAAGTGTTCGAGGTCGTCATTCATACTTCTTCAACCCGTCAGTCAAGATGCGTCGAATCAGCTCAGACATAGTCAGCCCAGTGCGCTCCGCTTCTTTGCGCAGTGCATCCACGACTTGCTCGGGTAGGAAGAAGTTGTAGCGTTTCATCAGTCGAGCTTCAAGTCACTGAGGTCTGGAATGTCCACAGCGGGGATTGTTGGTGCCGGGGCTGGTGTCTTCGGTGCTTTAGGCGCACGGGGTTTGCGCGCTTTCACCTTCTCGATGGCAGCTTCAGTGTTCTTCTGCACAGCCAAGGCTTCCAACTGGGGGCGGCCCTGATTCTGAATTTTCTGCATCAGTGTGTTGATCTCTTCGTACGTATGCTTGTCCTGCTTGGCAGCTTGGAACAATACGAAGGCCATGTCGATCTCTGCGACGGTTAACTCTAGTTTGAGGGTAACGGGGGTCATTTTATTTTTTCGCCTTCTTCATGGGTTCTTTCTCGTACTTGGCTTCGGCTTTTTTGTAGCCAGCTTTTGTCGGGTACGCTTTTTTCTCGGCGGCTTCTTCCTTCTTGGACTCTTTGCCCTTGAACAAGAACGCGGGTTTCTTAGTTGCCATGGTGTCGCTCCTAGGTTGTGACGTGTG